TTGCTGAGTTTGGATTTGAGGCACTAGAGCTACCCGATGAGGATAAGCCGATTGTCGAGGATGAGGTGCCTGAGTCTGCACCTGGCAGAGTTGCCCTTGGTGACATTTGGCAACTAGGTAATCACAGGCTTATGTGTGGTGACTCGGTTGACTCCTTGGATGTGTCAAAGCTCATGAATCAAAAGACTGCTGGAATGGTCTTTACTGACCCCCCTTATGGTGTTGAGTACCAGTCGAACTTTAGAACCAAAACTGACAAGTTTGATGTATTGCAAAATGATGATGTATTGCTGGACATCGCACCTGTAATAAAGCAATTCAATAATGGCTGGGTTTTTGTTTGGACTAGCTGGAAGGTTTTAGATACTTGGATTGCACAGATGTCCTCATTTGGATTCCCTAGCAACATCATTATTTGGGATAAGGGTGGGGGCTACATTGGAGATTTAGAAAAGACCTTTGGGACAGATTATGAGGTTGCATTGGTTTGGCACAATGGCAACAAACTCACTAATAAAAGAATTGGCTCTGTTTGGAGCGTAGGCAAGGACTCATCGAGCAGCTATAAACACCCAACTCAAAAACCAGTTGAATTAGCAGCAATGGCGATAACTCACACAACCCTGTCTGGCCAAATTGTTTTAGATTTGTTTGGTGGCTCTGGATCAACGCTTATAGCTTGTGAACAAACCAAACGCATCTGCTACATGATGGAGCTTGACCCTAAGTATTGTGATGTCATTGTTGAACGCTGGGAAAAACTAACTGGACAAAAAGCCGAGCTAGTCAATGCAACCAGGTAGGCCAGCCAAGCCAATAGAGCAAAAGCGTTTGTTAGGTAATCCCGGCAAGCGAGCATTGCCTGACCAATCCAGCATCACGCTTATTCCAATGGCTGAGGTTGCACCTGAGCCATCTAGACCATTGCTGAAGTACGGCAAGGAACTCTGGGATAAAGTTTGGGATACCGGCATCAACTGGATTAGCCCCAACACAGACACAGAGCTTTTGCTAATGACCTGTGAAATGATTGACGAGCGTTGGAATCTTAGGGTGCAAGTAATGACAAACAATGACCCTAAAGACAGGCGAGGTCTGAGAGAACTAGACAAGGCAATAGTGCCCAACCTATCCTTGCTTGGCTTCTCGCCCTCAGACAGGTCTAGGCTTGGACTTGCTGAGGTCAAAAAGATGAGCAAGTTAGAGGGAATAATTGCCAAGCGTGAATCAAGACACTAGTTGGCCCCCACGCTGGCTAACCCCTGTTTCTGATGAGGCCATTGCTAGAGGTGATGGTGAATACGCCATTGAGTTTGCCGAGGCCTTTGGCACTATCGGGAAAGACGGCATTGCTGGCAAAGTAGGCCAAGCCCTAAGACTTAGAGAGTGGCAAAAGGAACTTGTTAGACGCATCTTTGCTAGAGATGAGGATGGCGGTCTATCGGCACGAGTAGCCCTTGTAGGCACTCCAAGAAAATCAGGCAAATCTGCCTTGGCTTCAACGCTTGCACTTTACAGTCTGATTGCTGAGGGCATTGAGGGTGGCGAGGTTGTAGTTGCCGCTGCTGAAAAAGAACAGGCTCGAATCATCTTTGGTGAGGCTAAGAGGATGGTTGAGGCGAGTGAGCTGTCCGAGATGTGCACCCTCTATCGAGATGCAATCTATGTGCCATCAACTAACTCTGTGATGAAAGTGCTGTCTGCCGAGGCTTACTCCAAAGAGGGTTTGAATGTTAGCCGAGCAATCGTTGACGAGATCCATGCCCACAAGAACCGAGAGCTGTTTGATGTGCTCTCGCTATCTATGGGAAACCGAGGCAAGATGGCACAGCTTCTAGCGGTGACTACTGCTGGTCAAAAGACAGACATGACAGGACAAGACTCAATCGCCTATAACCTTTACCAGTTTGGCAAGCGTGTTAGCACCGGTGAAGTAAAAGACCCTAGCTTCTTTATGGCTTGGTGGGAAGCAGAGCCAGAGGCAGACCACAGACTTGAGCAGACTTGGCAAAGTGCCAACCCTGGCTTTGACGATCTAGTTGCCAAGGATGACTTTGCCTCAGCAGTGCTTAGAACACCAGAGCCAGAGTTTAGAACTAAAAGATTGAACCAATGGGTTAGCTCGATGAACGCTTGGCTACCAACTGGCAAGTGGGAGCAGCTTGGGGCAGAGATAAACCTTGACCCAGACACACCTGTCATTGTTGGCTTTGACGGCTCGTTCAATGGTGATTGCACAGCCCTGACCTATTGCACAATCCCAAACGATGACACCTTGCCACACATCGGACTTATCCGAGTCTGGGAAAAGAAACCAGAGGATACCGATGACTGGCGTGTTAGCACCCAAGAGGTTGAGGATGAGATTATTCAATTTTGCCAGGCATACAATGTCAAAGAGATTGCCTGTGACCCCTTTAGATGGCAACGGACAATGCAAGACCTTGGCTTGCCAGTTGTTGAATACAACTCAAGCTCACCATCTCGCATGGTCCCAGCTTGCTCAAAGCTTTACACAGCAGTCACCGAGGGCAACCTGACCCATGACAATAACCCGACTTTAGCCAGACATCTATCCAACGCTGTCATCAAGACTGACCGAATCGGCCCACGCATCGTCAAAGAACATCGAGGATCACCCCGAAAGATTGACGCAGCAGTGGCAGCGGTCATAGCCTTTGATAGGGCAACAGTTGGTAGAGTAGAGGCTGAGGAACTACTTCCGCAATTCTTTATTTAGGTTGGTAATGACAGCGACAATTCTCCAAGCAGTTGGCATCCTGACAATCTCAGTAGGTGCAGGTCTTATTTACCCACCAGCAGGTCTAGTTCTGCTCGGTGCTGGCATCCTCACTTTTGGTATAGCTATTGAGCGAGGTAAGTAATGCTAGGTAATCTTTTTGAGCAGAGAGCTGTTAGCTTTCAAACTGTTTGGGGTGCAGGTGAACCTTGGGGCTTGATGTCAGAGTCTGGTGTCAATGTCACTACTAAAAAGTCTTTTGAGATTGTTGCCTTTTTCTCTGCTGTCAGCCTTATCTCTGACACCATCTCAACTTTGCCATGTGGGGCTTATCTAAGGATTGGTGCAACTCGCCGACCTTTGAACCCCCGACCAGTTTGGTTGGACCAACCAGATGTTGACCTAAGCACAAGGGCAGCGTTCTTTCAGCAGGTCTTTTCTAGCTTGTTGGTGCATGGCAATTCTTACACTCGTGTCTTTAGAGATGCACAAGGTCAGGTTGTCAACCTAGTAAACCTTGACCCTGAAAAGGTAGATGTTGAGCGTTCCAAGATTGGCCGCAAAGTTTACAAGGTGCAGGGCGAAGGCCGGATGCTCACAAGCGATGAGGTCATCCACATTGTTGATCTAATCTTGCCAGGTGAGCTAACAGGACTCAGCCGAGTCGAAACTCTAAAGCAAGCACTCGGTCTAAACATTGCACTCAGCGACTATGCCTCAAGGTTCTTTGGAACTGGTGCAAGTGCCTCTGGTGTCATCGAGTTCCCAGGCAACCTGACATCTGAGCAAGCCTCACAGTTGGCAGACGGCTTTGACTCACGCCACAGAAACGGCACACGCAGGGCACACCGCACAGGTGTCCTATCTGGTGGAGCTAAGTTTGTTGCAACTCAGACTGACCCAGAAGCAAGCCAAGCACTAGAGTCACGCAAGTTTGCAGTTGAGGAAATCGCTAGAGCTTTCAATGTCCCACTTCACCTACTAGGTGTACCAGGCACAGCAAGCTACGCATCTGTTGAGCAAAACAACTTGCAGTTTGTTTCGATGACTCTAAGACCGCTGGCAGAAAAGGTTGAGGCAGCGTTCTCTCGCCTACTACCTGGCGATGCCTTCATCAAGTTTCAGTTCAATGACCTACTAAGAGCAGACCTAGCCTCACGAGTCCAGTCCTACTCAGTAGGTACTCAGGCAGGTTTCTACTCAACCAATGACATCCGCAGACTTGAGGATCTTGAGCCAGTCGAGCAGGGTGACCAGTACCGAGTCCCACTTGCCAACATCGCTTTGGCAGACACCGAAGTCATTACCCTTGAGAAGCGTGTCAAGATGGTACAGCAGTTGGTCATCTCAGGCTTTACCCCATCTGAGGCACTTACCGCTGTTGGACTTGGCGAGATTGCTCACACAGGACTGCCAAGCACACAGCTACAGCCTGTGGCTCAGATTGACCCAACAGACCCTATTGCTGTTTATGGGGTCTGATGATTACCACAGGACAGATAACAGTTGGCACTACTAGAGTCCAGATTGACGGCAGTTCAGTCAGTGATTTTAGATTGCACATACACAACATGGATGCAACAGACACGCTTTATATTGGCAATGAAGCTGTGACAACTGCAAATGGTTTCAGTCTTTTCAAGCAAGACTCTGTTGAGATGCAGTGCTACGCAGGTGAGCAAGTCTTTGCAATCTCAAGTAAAGGCAGCCACCCGATCTCATTTTTGAAGCAGGTCTAATGCCTTACTATATTTCTCAAGAAAACTCAGAGTGCTCAAATTGGAGTGTCGAGAAGGAATCAGGCGAGCTTGTTGCTTGCCATGACACCAAAGAGTCAGCTATTGCCCAGGCAATAGCAATCAGCCTTGCTGAAAAGACAGAGTTTTTAGGCGAGCGAGCTGCCATTGGTTTACTTCAAGTCGGTGACTTTGTATCTTGGGCACCGCTAGATCCTAGAGTTGCAGCTCAGGTTGCAGAGGTTCAAAACGACTATGCAGTGGTCAAGCTGTTTGAGTACGAGGATGGCATCTTTGAGCCAACCGACAAGCTCATGGTCATAAATGTATTTCAGCTAGAAAAGATACCAACCCCAAAGATGATTGCTGTTGAGGTTGAGATGGATGAGCCTGACTCACCAGAGGATGAGCTTGAGGATGAGTCGGAAGCCAACCTGCCAGACAACTACAGACCTGCCCTAGCCGAGGATGTGCCAGAAGGCCGAGCCTGTGGCAACTGTTTCTTTTTCGATGAGTCACGCCTAAACGCTGAGGGTGATAAAGCCTGGTGTGAGCGTTGGGATGCCTTTGTTGATGGCGGCTACTACTGCAACGCATGGCAAGCTAATGATGGGGGCAGAGCTGCACCTGACGCACTTATGGTTGATGACTTTGTTTCTTGGAACTCATCAGGTGGCAGAGCTAGAGGAAAGATTGAGCGTATTGTCAGAGATGGCAGTATCAACATCCCAAACAGCGACTTTACAATTACCGGCACAGAGGATGACCCTGCTGCCTTGATTGTTGTTTACAGAGAAGTTTCAGACGGCTGGCTAGAAACACCAACCAAGGTTGGGCACAAGTTTTCTACCCTGACAAAGATTGACGATCTACCTTTGTCTGAGGAAAGAGCTATCAACCAAGAGGCACCTGCTTACATGAGGGCAGCAGCTCGCCGAGGCCTTGAGTATTACGAGCAAGGTCTAGCTGGCGATGGAATTACACCTGGCACTATCCGAGAAGCCAGAGCAATGGCAGAGGGCACAGTCAGCGATGACAAGTGGATAAGAATCGCAGCTTGGATTGCTAGGCATCTTGTAGATCTAGACAGCCCAGATGCAAATCCAGAGTCAGACAACTACCCATCAGCCGGTGTTGTTGCTCACTTGCTTTGGGGATCAGGTCCAACCAGAAGGGCTGCACAGAGAACCAAAGACTACGCTGATTCAGTAGTTGCTAGAATCAGAGCAGAGGAAACTAACAGCATGGACAAAAAGAACAAGTGGCTAGATGTAGCAAGAGCTATTGCCCTAAAGATTGACGGGCCAAAGGCTGATAAGCCAGAGGTCAGGACTAACAGCGTTGACTTTGAAGTCAGGGCTGAGGGTGACGGCATGACCTTTACTGGCTACGCATCTGTGTTCAATAGCCCATCTCAAGACCTTGGTGGCTTCATCGAGTATGTTGCCCCAGGTGCCTTCAAGCGTTCCCTACAATCTCGCAATGAAGTCAAGCTACTTTGGAACCATGACGCAGGTGAACCACTTGCATCTCTAAGAGGTGGCACCATGTCTTTGACTGAGGATGAGTATGGTCTAAAGGTTTCTGCAAAGCTACCTCAGACTTCAAGAGGGCGTGATGTGGCTGAGTTGCTACGCACTAAGGTTATTGACTCAATGAGCTTTGGCTTCAATGTCATCAAAGACACTTGGAGCAGAGATGGCCAAACTCGGACACTAGATTCAGTCAGGCTTTTTGAGGTGAGTGTTGTCAGTTTTCCAGCTTACGAGGCAACAACCGCAACAGTTCGCTCACAGCCAACAATCAACCCTGACCAGCTTGCTGATGCATTGCTAAAGCTAGAGTCTGGTGAGGAACTAGATGAGGCAAACGCAACCTTGATCACCGAGGTTGTCAACAAGCTAAAGGCCAATCCAGCAGTCGAGGAAGTTATTGACAACGGCCTTGACTTGCTAGACCTAAAGAAAAAGCAATTTGACCTATTACTGAAAAGGATCTAAACATGGCAACCAAAGATGAAATCAAAGCAGCTATCCTTGCAACCGCTGGCAACCCATCAGCCGGTGTAGTCAAAGACCTAGCTGATGATCTAGCCCAAGCAGTTTGGGAACTAGACAACAAGAACTCGGTGAACCCAGCCAAAGAAGTTAGGGTCACCAGTCCAATAGAAACTCGCTAAAGAGTTTTTAGCCCCAGCTCGGCCCCCTTCCTGAGCTGGGGTTTTTTTCTGCTTGTAAACTTGTAGCAACGGCTGAGTGTAAGCACCGCTGTATCTGTTGAGTGTCAGCACCGCAGGAAACCCCTCAAATCAAATTATTAGGAGAATCATGTCTGACTTTATCAAGTCACAGATGGATGCTCGCAACAACCTCATCGCACAGGCAAGAGAAGTTCTTGACATTGCTGAGGCTGAGAAGCGTGGTCTATCCGCAGAAGAAAACCAAAAGATTGCTCGTATCGAAGCTGACATTGACTCAGCCGACACAGCTATCTCAACCGCTCGCTCAATCTCTGAGCGTGAGGCTCGTGCAGCAGAGGCAGCAGCTTCATTCGCACCACAGGCATCAGCAGCAGCTAACACTGACGCTGACATCCTTCGCTCAATCGCATCAGGTGAAGTTCGTGGATACGAGTTCGCTCGTGAGGCTCGTACTCTAGTTCCATCCAGCAACACTGTTGGACAGAGCTTCTACGACCAGGTATTCGAGATTGCCCAGCTAGTTGGCCCAATGCTAACTGTGTCTGAGGTATTCAACACCACCTCTGGTGAGAACCTAGTCATCCCAACAGTGACCGCAACTTCATCCGCTGGATCTGTTGCAGCAGCAGGAACCATCTCAGAGTCCAACCCAACCTTCTCATCCATCACTCTTGGTGCTGAGAAGTATGGTGCTTTAGTGCAGGTTGCTCAGGAACTTGTGACTGACGCTGGATTCAACATCACTAGCTACATCGCACAGCAGCTTGGAACCTCATTGGGTCTACAGGCAAACTCAGTTCTAACCACAAAGCTATCTGCAGCCGCTGGCTCAGTAGTGACTGGTGGAACCGGAGTATCTGGTGCAGCTTCCTACGAGAACTTGATTGACCTTGTTTATGGAATCGCAGACGGAGCAAGAGTATTGCCAGGTCTAGGTTTCCAGATGGCTAAGTCAGGTATCGCAGCAGCTCGCAAGCTAAAGGATGGTGCAGGTAACTACATCTGGACCAACTCAGCAGTCCCAGGACAGCCAGCAACCTTGCTTGGCTACCCAGTGTACGAGAACCCAAATGTTGCAGCAGTAGGAACAGCCGCTAAGTCGGTACTGTTCGGACACCTACCAAGCTTCAAGGTTCGTGTTGCAGGTGGTATTCGTGTTGACCAGTCAGCCGACTTCGCTTTCAACACTGACACAGTCACCTACCGAGGCCTAATCCGTCTTGATGGTGGACTAACCCACGCTACCCACATTGGGTACTTCAAGGGTGGAGCAAGCTAAACCCTTAGCTCAAAAGCTGACAAGCCCCAAGCGTGTAGGTTCGCTTGGGGCTTGTCTTTTGCTAGGATTATCGCAACAGAGAGAGAACCTACATGAGCAAGAAAAAACTAAAAGGCACAGTATCCGTCTTTAGCAATTCACCAGGACAGCCAACCGGATACGGCCAAGCTACAGATGCCTTAGTCAAACTGCTAAAGCGTGATGGTGCTGATGTTGCTGCTTTGTCTAACTACGGCAACGAGGGAATCAACACAACTTACAAGACCGAGTACGGCGACATTCCTGTCTATTCCAGAGGCTCTGAGGCTTACTCAAATGATGTGGCCCCAGCTCACCATAAGCACTGGAAAGCAATAAACAAAAAGCAATCAGATCTAATGATTACCCTTTACGATGTTTGGGTTCTAAACTCTAAAGGCTACGACACCATCCCGATTGCAAGCTGGACACCGATAGATCACAACCCAATCCCACCAGGTGTATTGAAGTGGTTGCAGAAGGAAAATGTGACACCCCTTGCTATGAGCAAGTTTGGGCTAGAGCAGATAAACAAGGCTGGTGTTGAGGGCCACTATGTACCTCACAGCATTGACACCAAAGTATTCAAGTTTACTGACACCATTGAGGGTCAAAAGGTTGACGACTTTATGGGCTTTGAGGATGGTCGCTTTGTTGTTGGCATGAACGCTGCCAATAAGTCATCGGGCATCTTGCACCGCAAAGCCTACTCAGAGAATATGATGGCCTTTGCTATGTTTGCTCGAAAGCACAAAGATGCCATGCTTTACATCCACGCAGACCCAAGCTCACCTCATGGCTGGAACCTTATTGCACTGGGTCAGTTGCTAGGTATCCCAGTTGACAACATGACCTTCCCTGACCCACTTGCCTACCGCTATGGGATGTCCCAAGAAACCCTTGCAGGTATCTACTCAAGCTGGGATGTCATGCTGGCAACAAGCTATGGAGAGGGCTTTGGAATACCGACAGTCGAGGCACAAGCAGTTGGTGTGCCAGTAATTGTTAGCAAGTTTGCTGCTAGTCCTGAGCTAGTAGGCGATGGCTGGGTTGTTTCAGGTCAGCCACTCTATGATCCAGCACAGCACTCATTCTGGACTATCCCATCGGTGCCAGAGATTGTTGAGGCATTAGAACAGGCCTATGCCAGAGGCAAGGGCAAGTCAGCTAAGGCTGTTGAGTTTGCACAAGCCTTTGACCATGAGAAGGTCTGGCAAGAAAACTGGATGCCAGTGCTAAAGAAACTACTCAAGTGATTCCAGTCCTAGGTTTTGCAACCCTAAAAAGGTTTGACCTAGCCCAGAGGCTACTTGACTCTATTGACTACCCAGTCGAGCATCTTGTCATTGTTGACAACTCAGGCACTAACACCTGGCAACCTAGCCAGCCGGACAAAGTAAAGAACCTCTGGATGATTAGAGTGCCCTTTGGCCTTGGTCTTGTCGGTGCTTGGAACCTGATAGTAAAGTCAACACCCTATGCCCCCTATTGGGTGCTAGTCAATGATGATGCTTGGTTTGGTGAGGGTGCCCTTGAGGTCATCGCTCAAGATGCTGACCCCGATGGCTTGAGCTTCCCCCACATTGTGCCTGACTGGTCCTGTATCGTCTTGGGTCAAAAGGTAGTTGAGCAGGTTGGGCTTTACGATGAGCGACTGTATCCCCTTTACTTTGATGATGATGACTATGAGAGGCGAATCAGAAACGCTGGGCTATCTGTCAAAAGGATTGAAGCGATTGTCCACCACAACAACAGCTCTAGCTTGCAGGGCAACGAAACAAACAACAACAGGACTTTTCAGGCTAATCAACGGCTCTATCAGTCAAAGGTTGACAAGAATGATTACAGCGAGGGCAACTGGTCACTCAAGATTAGGCGTGAGAACTCGTGGGCTTAGTTTATACAGGTGGCACCTTTGACCTATTCCATGCCGGTCACGCTAGATTCTTACAACGCTGTGCCGAGCTTGGGCCTGTAGTGGTATCTCTAAACACCGATGAGTTTATTGAGGAATACAAGGGCAAGCCACCAGTCATTAGCTACGCAGACCGAGAGGCTGTGCTGCTTGCTTGCAGGTATGTTGACAAGGTAATCCCCAACACAGGTGGGACCGACAGCAAGCCAAGCATCGAGGAAGTCTGGCCCGACATCATCGCCATTGGCACAGACTGGGCTAGGCGTGATTACTACGCACAGATGAAGTTTGACCAAGACTGGCTAGATGAGCGAGGTATCGCCTTGATCTACATCCCATACACACAAGGCATCAGCTCCACAGCCATCAAAGAGCGTATGCTTTTTAGGAGATAAGATAGGACTACTATGGCGATTACAAACGGCTATGCCACACTTTCCGAGGTCAAAGCCTCACTTCGCATCACAGACAATGTTGATGATTCTTTGCTAGAAGTAGCAATCGAGTCTGCCTCAAGACTTATTGACGGCTTTACAGCTAGAAGCTTCTCTAACGCAGGTACGGCTGTGAGGAACTTTGCTGCCACCGATGCCATCAACCTAATCATTGACGATGCAATCACAGTCACAAAAGTTGAGTCCACCGATGAGATTGGCGACACCTACACAGAGTGGGCTGCTACCGACTACCAGCTTGAGCCTGTAAACAGCAGAGCTGATGGACTCTATTCCCCTTACACAAGCATCCGAGCTGTCAACACTTACGCTTGGCCAGTCGTTGACTACCAAGCACTTGTAAAAATCACTGGCACTTGGGGCTGGTCATCTGTACCAACCGCTGTAAAGCAAGCCTGTGTGATTCAGTCATCAAGACTTTTCAAGCGTCTGGACTCGCCTCTAGGTGTTGCCGGATTTGGTGACATGGGTGCCATCCGAGTTGGTCGCTACCTTGACCCAGATGTCGAGCAACTACTTATGCCTTACAGGATCATGAGGAACTTCGGCTAATGAGCATCAGCCTAATCAGGCAAGCCCTTGCTACTAACCTTGCAACTATCTCAGGCCTACGCACAGCCGCTGAGGTTCCTGACCTACCAAACCCACCTATTGCCATTGTCGGTCTGAGGTCTGTTTCCTACGATAATGCCTTCAACAAAGGCATGACTACTTACAACTTTGCAGTGACTGTCATTGTTGGCAGAGCTGCCGAGCGTGAGGCACAAAGACGGCTAGATGCCTACATCAGCACAGGGGCAAGTAGTGTCAAAAGTGCAGTAGAATCAGATAGTACGCTTGGTGGTAATGCCTACGACTGCCGAGTTGTTTCAATGGACTCAGTTGGTTCATTGAACATCAGCGACACCACATACCTGGCTGCTGACTTCACAGTCACAGTCATAGCAAACTAGGAGAAACAACATGGCAAAGTTTTTTGCACAAGACTACAAAATCACAGTTGGAACAACCAACCTCAGCACCTCAATCAACTCAGTCACCCTTGACATCACAGCCGATGAGATTGAAACTACCGCTTTTGGAAGCACCTACCGCACACGCATTGGTGGCCTAAAGAGTGGCTCAGTATCACTTGACTTCATGCAGGACTTTGCTGCTGGCTCAGTTGATGCCCTACTATTCCCACTTATGGGTTCAACAGTTGCAGTAAAAATCTCACCTCTATCAACAGCAGTTTCAGCTACAAACCCTGAGTACCGCTTTGACTGCCTAGTCACCCAGTACCAGCCATACGCTGGCAGCATCGGAGATCTAGCCACACTTAGTGTGTCTTGGCCGACAACAGGTGACATCGTGAGAGGTACAGCAGCGTAAGCTGTTAGGCTCAGAACATGAAAATAAACCTACAAGTAGAGTTCAGCGACAAGCCTGGTGAATCCAAAGAGGTCACCTGCCTAGCATCTGACATGGTGAAGTTTGAGTCCAACTTCAACATCTCCATTGCCAACCTAGACAAAGACCTCAAAATCACTCACCTGCTTTTCCTAGCTTGGGCAAGTGAAACACGCACCAAGGCAACTGCTAAAACATTTGATGAGTGGATTGACGGAGTTCTCTCCGTAACGGCCTCTGACGACCCAAAAGCATAAAGGGTCTAGGGGACCAATCAGCTCATTGGTTTATAGCATCTCTGGCAGTCGAAACTGGCATCAGTCCTAGAGAGTTGTTAGAACTCGATGAACGAATGCTCTGGACACTTAGCCGGTATTTGATTTTCAAGAATCAACAAGGCCAAAAAAGATAAGCCCCCCAAAAGGGGGTTTTTCTTTTGGGTAGAATTAGACAAGCAATCTATCTAGGAGTCCTCATTGGCCAGCCCAATTACCACCATCAAAGTGCAAGGTGTCAAAGAGATGCTGCAACTACTTGATGCTGTGCAACCAGGCTCAATCAAGGAACTACGCAAAGACATTAGACAGATCGCAGAGCCAGCAGTTTCAGCTATTAGGTCAAACCTGCCATCATCCTCACCGCTATCAGGCATGAATCACTATGGTCGCACACGCTTTGCTGGTGCCAAGGTAAGTGCCCAACTGCTACTCGGAAAGTCTATTTACAGCGACACAATCCCACTTGTTAGATTGCAGGTTGAATCACCTGGCGATGCAGTAGGTCTTGAGATAGCTGACATGGCTGGCAGACGGACAATGATGCATGGACCACGCTTGCCCTATGAATACAAGGGCAGGGGTCGAGTTGGTGGGTCAGGCAGACAAAAGCCAACCAAGTCAAGGTCAGTGGTTAGGCGTGGCAACACTCAGGCTTTCCAGTATCGAATCACCGGACAAGGTAAGGGCATGACCGACAACCTTGGTGGAGTGCCATCTCGCTACATCTACCCAGCCCTAGCTGGCAAGGTGGACAACATAGCTGCCGACATGATGAGAACCATTGAAAAATACTCAGAGAAAATCAACTACAAGCTTAAGGCTCGCTAATGGCAATTAGAATACCCATCCTCACCAGCTTTGACCCTAAAGGCCTAAAGCAAGCTAACGCTAGTTTTGCAAAGCTACAAACCTCTGTCAGCTCACTAGGCAGAAACTTTGCTACTGCCGGTATTGCTATCGGTGCCATTGGTGCTGGTCTAGCCAAGACTGTCCAGACAGCATCTAGCTATGCCGAGTCTGTAAACGCTGTCAATGTTGCCTTTGGCAAGTCAGCTCAAGGAATCATTGACTTTGGAAAGACTGCTGCAACAACTCTTGGTGTATCCCAGGTTGACTTCAATAACGCAGCAGTAAGGTTCTCTGCCTTTGCCGAACGCATCGTTGGCTCTGGTGGCGATGCATCAAAGTTTATTGCTGAAATCTCGACTCGTGCCAGCGACTTTGCCTCTGTATTCAACATAGATGTGTCTGAGGCCTTACAAGTATTCCAGTCTGGTCTTGCAGGTGAAGCAGAACCTCTAAAGCGTTTTGGTATCAACCTGCTCGACTCTGAGGTCAAAGCCTATGCGATGGCCAATGGAATTGGTGAGGTCGGTAAAGAGCTAACTCAAACAGAAAAGGTTCAAGCTCGTTATGGCTTGCTTATGCAAGCAACCAGCAAGACACAGGGTGATTTTGCCAACACCTCTGGTGGTCTTGCCAACCAAATGAGAATCCTAAAGGCTGAGGTCACTAATACACAGATTGAAATTGGCAACCAGTTGTTGCCTGTCATGGCAGAGCTACTACCAGTTGTTAGAGATTTGGCTAGAGATCTAGGCACTCAGTTAGTTGCTGCTGTAAAGGCTGTTGACTGGAAAGCCCTGACAACAGACTTGATGAATACAGCAAGATTCTTTATTGAGAACGCTACAGCTATTGCTCAAGTCACAACTGCCATCTTTGCTATAAACACTGCCTACAAACTTCTCCAGGTTGCCATAGGTATTACAACTGTTGCCCTGCAACTAAACAAGTGGTGGATGGCACAAGTGACTGCCCAAACTACTTTAGCCACTACAGCAACAACTATTTTCTCGACAGCTCTAAGGCTCATTCCGATTGTCGCCATTATCTCTGGTCTAGCACTTTTGGTTGCAGCCTTTACCAACACAAATGAGTGGGCTGGCAAGTCAGCCTCTGGTGTTGCAAACTTTGCTGGCAAGTTAGATTATGCAGGTGGTAAGGCTGCTGTCCTTAGAACACAGCTAGACAAGATTCCAAA